GATTTGAATGGTTAGAGGCGCATCCGGCACAAGGAGATCGATGGTGACCGACCGCGCCTTCTGGCTCGCCATTCGCCGCGCACTGCTGGCAATCTGCGCGGTGATCAAGCAGCGATACATTGACAGCGAGGAATTAGCAGAATCCTAGCAGGACTCTGACAACAGCATAACGGCTTCCTGACAGTAGTCAGCACGCCACATCATCGGGCCTTCATTGGCACGGCCCGGAGGTGTGGCGTTTTTGTTTGGGCGGGGATGTGAGGCGAGAAATGGACGAGACAACCGATAGGGCAGAACCACAAGTAAGCACGACCGAGGGCGTACCGACGGTGACACCCGCGCCACGGCCAGACCGCGCGATCAAGATGCTTTCTGAGGACGAGAGCGGCGTCACCGTGGGCGGCTACCTGGTGATGTGGGGCGACGAGGATCACCCGGATCTGCAAGGCGAGTATTTCACAAAGTCCACCGAGCTGTGGCTAGACCGGTATCCCAAGGTGCCCGCACTGTTCCACCACGGGCTGGACGAGTCCGTGGACCTGACGGTGCTGGGCCACCGCACCAAGTCCGTTCCCGACGACATCGGCGTGTGGGTCGAGGACTGGCTGGACAAAAGCAACCGCTACTGGCAGATGGTCGAGCCGCTGCTGAAAAAGGAGGCACTCTACTACTCGCCGGGCAGCGTGCCGCATTTGACCCGCAAGGCACACGATGGGCGCTTGCTCACGTGGCCGATTGTCGAGGATACATTGACTGTCACACCGGCGCAGCACAGGCAGCGCCCGGTAGAACAGATAAAGGCGGCGTACAAGGCCGCCAACCTGGAACCGCCAGAGATCGAGCCGACGGGTAGCGACGAGGCACCGAGCGGAGACGACACGGGGGTGTCGTGCGAGGATGCTTGCGCTGAGGTGAGAGCAAAGGCACGGGCCATTTTACTCAAAACTCAGATACAGGAGCATCTAGAATGAGCAAGCACCAAGACCTGTTCAAGCAGGCAAAAGCCAAGGCGGCGGCTGCGCTCGAAGTCGAGGACGCCGAGCAGGCGACCGCGTTGGTGGAAGAGGCGGAGGCGCTGTTCGCGCAGGCCGAGACCGCCAAGAAAGCATTTGATCTGGTCGAGAAGGTGGGCGAACCGCAGCTTCCCGCCGATCTCCCGACCGAGCCGGACCCAGAGCCGGAACCGAAGGCCGATCCGAAGGCCGACGCCGTCAAGGCGGCGTACGTGATGCAGTTTGGCACCGAGGACGCCGCGATCAAAGCCGTTCTCCGCGACCTGCACGGCAACGACTATGAGCAGCGCAGATACGAGCAGTGGCAAGGATTCGGCCACTACCTGCGTACCGGCAAGGGCGAAAGCCGCGAGCTGCTGTGGACGCCGGACGGCGTCAAGACGGCGCTCCAGGAAGGCGTCGATGTCAAAGGGATGAAATCCACGATGATCGAGTCCAGCGACACGCTGGGCGGCTACGTCGTTCCAGAGGACTGGCGCGCCAATATCATCAGTCGGATGATGGGCCTCACAGTCGTGAGACCGTACGCCAACCGCATCAGCACCTCGCTCGAAGTGGTCCCGTTTCCCAAGATGACCGGGGGCGGCGATCAGTACCGGGACGCCGTGCGCGTGACGTGGATCGACGAAGTGCCGACCGCTGGCACCGCCGACACCAACCTGACTCTGGGCCAGGACTCGATCCGGGTGTACACGGTCCAGGCAGAGACGTTCCTGTCGCGCAACTTGGTCGAGGACGCCGCGTTCAACCTGATCTCGTGGCTCTCTGAGTCGTTCGCGCAGGCGCAGGCCATCGACGAGGATAACAAGTTCCTCATCAGCAACGGCCTCGGCACGCCGGCGGGTATCCTGACGGACTCGCAGACCCGATCCAGCACCACGATCGCAGAGGACAACAGCGGCAGCAACAGCACGGTCACGTTCGATGGTCTCAAGGCTGTTCCATGGTCGCTCGCGGGTCAGTATCGCCAGAACGCGCGCTGGGTTGGCAACCGGGCGACCTGGGAGATCGTGGACAAGCTCAAGGACGGCGAAGGCAACTACCTGTGGAAAGACAAGGGCAATCAAGGCACCACGCCCGCGCCGCAGCGGTTGCTCGGCTGGCCGGTCCACGAACAGGAAGGGATGCCGGCGGCCACCACGCAGAACAACTACCCGATCATCTTTGGCGACTTTTCCGGGTATACGATCTGTGACCGCATCGGCATGTCCGTTGAACGCTACCTGGACTCGGGCACGGCCCGGACCAACACGGTGCTTTACTACGCGCGTCGTCGCCTCGGCGGCAAGTGCATGCAGCCGTGGAAGTTCGTCGTCCAGAAGGTGAGCGCGTAAGGAGCATATGAAATGAAACACTTTTTGATCAAAGACGCCAAGCTGGAATCCGAGATCGTGACCGGGAGCACCACGACAAGTGGTACGTCCACCGTCAACGACCGCGCCGGCACCAGCTCGGACCCGTACATCTCGCGCGCGGGCTACAACAGCGTGCAGGTGTTCTGCATCGCCGCGACGGCGAGCGGTTCGCCGACGATCACGACCAAGCTGATGGGCGCGGACGCGAGCACCACCGGCGCTACGAGCACCACGACCACGCTCGCCAGCACGTCGGACACCGGCGTCGCAGCGGGCGATATGACCGTCATCACCCTGGACGCACAGAACCCGCAGGGCGGCACGTTCGACTATGTTTGGGTCCAGCAGGTGTTCAAGAGCGGCAAGAGCGTCCAGTCCGTGCTCTACGTGATGGATGCGATCGAGCGGCCAGTCACACAGACCGACGTGGACGCTTCGACCACAGTCGCAGGCTAGTAACCAGGAGGCGGGGGCCAGTGCCGGATAAAATCAAACGCTACAACCAAGAGCTAGAGTACCGCGAGGTGCCCGAGGGCGAACCGGACGAACAAAACGTGTTCGCGCCGAGGTGGTACTTGATGGGCTTTCCAAAAGCCGGGACGCACCTGCTGGTGTCGTTGTTCCAGCCATTCGCGCAGCCGATGCCGCCGACGTTGCTGCACGCGCGCGAGTGGGTCGGGACGTTCGATCATCACAGTTGGTCCACGGAATGGCTGGACGTAGAGCGGCAAATGTACTACCTCGGCCAACTCAGGCCGGGCCACTACTACAAAGGCCACTGCGGCTATACGGAATCCCTAGAACGGTTTCTCTGGTTCTCTGGCGTGGCGTTTGTATTCATCTACCGCGACCTGCGCGACGTGTGCGTTTCGCAACTGCACCACATCCGAGACGACAACGACGTGTGGACGCACCCGGACAAGGAATTGTATCGGGAGATGAGCGAATCCGATGCACTGGCCGCCATCATCACCGGAATCAACAGGCCGGACGGTGGCAGATTCGACGGAATCGTCGAGCGGTGGGCGCTCTATGCGCCCTGGCTCGGCATTGATTGGATCTGCCCCGTCCGCTACGAGGACGCAATCAGCGACCTGGAGGGCACAGCCGAACGCCTGATCGAGTACGGGATCAACCGGCTCGGTCGGATTTTCGGCCTCCAGGTCCACGCACCGGGGCCGGGGCTGGCCGATATGGTCGAGCAGATGGCCGCGGCGGCACGGGATACAGGCAAGTCCGCCACGTTTCGGCGTGGCGGTTCGGGCCACTGGCGCGAGTATTTCACGCCGCGCCACGTGGCGTTATTCAAGGAGCACGACCCGGACAACTGGCTCGTGCGGCTGGGCTATGAGGATAGCCCGGACTGGCAGCTATAGCGCGCATCATACATCATTCTAGCGCGCAAGGAGCAATCATTCAGTGAGCTACAACACGAACGTTTACATTGAGCAAGGCGGCAGCAAGTTGGTCGTCGCCTCGGGCGGCGAGATCGAGATTCAGAGCGGCGGCACGTTCGACTTTGACGGTACGTTTACGATCGGCGACGACGATGCGCTCGTTTTCGGCGAGGGCTCGGACGCCGCGATCGAGTGGGACACGGCGCAGACGCAGGACTGTTTACAGATCGGCCTGGGGGCGTCTCGGACGCTGATGGTGATGGAAAAGGCCGATATGAGCACGAACAAGAGCCTCGGCGCAGCCTCCAACCCACAGATCGTGATCTATGACGCCGATGCAGACAACTATATCACGCTCGGCTGGTCCGCCGATGACGTGGGCTTTATCGGCAACAGCAACGACCTGGACGTGGCGTGCGGCAAGACCGCCGGCGACGCGCTGTGCCTCCAGGCGTATGACGCGGGCGCGACGGCTTACGAGGATATGATCAAGCTCTCCTCGCACGCCACCACGCCGACGATGGTCCTTGCAGCCTCGGGCGGGATCACGATCTCTAACGCCGTCACCGTGGCAAACACGATGGACATCGTGGCCGCGACGAGCGGCGGGTCTGACCTGGGAAGCACCTCGGGCGAATGGGGCACGGTGTACCTCGGCGACTCGAAGGGCGTCCAGTTCGGCGCGGATCAGGACAGCACGCTGATGCACGACGGCACGAGCGGGATCGATTGGAGCATTGCCGACAATGACGGCGGCGCGCTGATCATCAAGGAAGGCTCGAACGAGTACATCAGCATCGTCACGACCGACAACAGCGAGAAGCTGACGCTCGGCACGGTGCAGGACATCGAGATCAATAGCGGTCAGACGGCAGCCGATAGCGTCAAGATTCAGGCGTATGACGTGGGCACAGGCTCACAGGAGACCCTGATCACGGCAGCCGCACACGCGACCACGCCGACGCTGACGCTTGCAGCCTCGGGCGGCGTGACTGTCAACCAGGAATTGACGCTCTCTGACAGCGCCGGGACCGGTGCGGGCGTGGTGAAAACGCTTGCCGCGCAAAAGCTCACGGTCAAATCGACCGACGCGGCCAGCTCTGGCGCAGGCGCGGACGTGGACATCGTCGCGGGCGCGGGCCACACGACTGGCGCGGGCGGCGCGGTAGACATCAACGGCGGGGCCGGTGCGGCTGGCCTGGGCGGCGACGTCGAGATCACGGGCGGCGCGGGTAACGGCGCATTCGCCGGTGGGGCCGTGGACATCGACGGCGGCGCGGGTGGGGCCGGTGGGGCTGGCGGCGCAATCGAGATCAACGGCGGCACGCCTGCCTCTGGCTCGGCCAACGGCGGAGCCGTGACCATCGTCGGTGGAACGGCTGGGGCCGGGGGTGGCACGGGCGGCGAAGTCACCTTGACCGCAGGCGCGGCTGGCGGCGGCTCGGCGGGCGGGATCACGCTTAATGGCACGGTCACGCTCTCCGACCAGGCCGGGACCGGCGGGGGCACCGTGGACGCAGTGAGCGGTCAGGCTCTCACGATCAGCCTGTCCGACAATGTGGCGACGGCGCTCGACATCCAGGAGAGCACGAACGACTACATCACGGTCAACACCACCAACGACCTGGAGCGCGTCGAGTTCGGCAAGCCGATCGACGTAGAGCGCGGGATCGACCACGCGACCTACTTTGAGATTTTCGACGACTTTCTCTATTCGAGCGGCTTTACCGCTGCCGATACGCCGTGGGCGTTCACGACGGGCACGGACACCACCACCTGCGACATCGACATCAGCGCGCAGGAGAACGGCGTGATGCGCCTGACGACCGGCGACACGGACGGCACGCTCTCGAAGGACGGCGCGATCATCGCCGGCGTGGTTCCGATGCAGGCCGACAACGGCGGGATGGTGTTTGAGACGCGATTGCACATCAACACCGCGATCACCGGCTGCTCGGTTAGCGTCGGGTTCAGCGACAACGCCGGTCTGGAGGAACCGTTCAGTATCGCCGCGGGCACGATCACCGCACACGCGAACGACGCGGCGGCGTTCACCTACGACGACGGCGCGACCACTAAAGAGTGGTATATGTGCGCCGTAGACGGCACGACCCAGGACACCGGCAACGCTGCGCTGGGCACCGGGCCGACGGCGGATACCTACCAGACGTTGCGGATCGAGGTCAGCGCGGACGGCTCAACGATTCGATACTACATCGACGGCGCGCTCTCTGGCACCCTGAGCGGTGCGGCGGGCGTTTCGCCAGACGTGAACCTGTACCCGATCGTCGTGGCGAACACGACCACGAATGCGAGTAAAACCGTGGACGTGGACTATATCTATGCCGGCGTCGTGCGCGGCTAGACGGACTTACCCGGAGCGGGGAGAGCGTGCCCCGCTCCATCAAACACGGGACGCACTTTGAAAACGACAGAATACCGAGGTGTGGCAGACGTACCGCAGGGCCAAATGCTGGCCCCGCCGTGGTACGTGAACGGCTTTCCAAAGTCGGGCACGCATATGATCACGGCGATGCTGATGCCATTTGCGCGCCCGATGCCGGATCGGCGCTGGGCCAAATACGGCACAATGATTAGCTCGTTTGCCTACCACGCGTGGGTGAACAAGTGGCATCATCCGCGATACCTGACCTATGCCGTCTCGCATACCGATCCCGGCTTTTTCTACCGGGGTCACTGCGGCTACCGGATCGAGTTTGACCGAACGCTGGACTGGGCAGGGCTGGCAATGGTATTCGTGTACCGCGATCTGCGCGATGTAGCGGTCTCGCAGGCATTTCACATCCTGAACGAGACCGAGACCGCCAAGCATCTGGACAAGGCGGCATATCGCAGGCTCGGCGGCTTTGACGAGGTGCTGGAAGCGGTGATCGCCGGATTGCAGGTAGACGACTCGCAGTATGGCCCGGTGTACTATCCCGGCGTCGTCGAGCGGTGGGAACTGTACGCGCCGTGGCTGGACGTGGACTGGGTGCTACCGGTGCGGTACGCGGACGCACGCCGAGACCCGGAGCGCGCAGCGGCGCGGATTCTGCGCTATGGAATGGCGCGGCTGGCGGGGTGCCTAGAAGTGGCTCCGCCCGAACTGCCGCCCAAGCTGGTGCGAAAAATCGCCAAGGCAATGGCGGACTCGTCGCGGGATACATCGCGCAGCTCGACGTTCAGAAAAGGCCAGATCGGCGGCTGGCGCGAGCACTTTACAGAACGCCACAAACGGGCGTGGGCGGACCACGACCCGAACGGGTGGACCGAGAGGCTAGAACAGGAGACACGGGAATGATCGAGATCAACGAACAACACGCACGCGAGGCAATCGCGGCGCTGGAACAGCAGTACAACGAGCTGATCGAGCAGATCAAGCTGAGGCAGCAGGCCGCGCAGCAAATCCCGGTGCTGGTCGCCAAGGCCAACCAGGCGCAGGGCGCGCTTGGGGTGTGGCGGGTGCTGCTGGGGGATGAACCTGAGGTGGTGGATGCCGACGAGTAAGGACGTTGTCCGCGGCGCGGAGGGCATCAATCAGCGCCTAATCCTCTACGACGAGGCGGGCGAGCGGTACGTGATGCTGCGCGGCGCGATTCTCTACGGATCGGACGAGGCCGAGCTGTTCACACTGGCAAATCCGGGCCGCGTGAGCCTGGGCGACGTGCTAGAGCAGATATTGAGCGAGCTACAACGGATCAATGAACAACTGGCGCTGCTGACCGACAACACGATCGAGGCCGGCGAGACGCTAGGAGGCTAACCTATGGCAATCCAGATACAGGACGGAACCGGGAAGGGCTACGTAGCCAGCGTGTGCAGCGAGAATCGGCTGCGCGTGGTATCGGTAGCGCAGTCGATTGAGTCGCACGCCAACCAGCGCGACGGGCAGGCATATCACCTGTCCTTCTCGCAGAGCCCGACGGCAAATGACGACTGCATCCTCTATATGCAGAACGATGATGACGACGACGTGATGGTAGAGGGATTCTACTTGTACGTGTCGGGCGCGTGCGAGGTCTATGTGCAACTAGGGGATACGGGCACGCGCAACAGCGGAACATCGCTCACGCCGGTCAATGCCAACGCGGGCAGCGGCAACACGGCGACGGGCACGTTTGAGAAAGG